GTCGCCGCTTGTGCAGTTCGCACAGACGATCGGGCTCGGCGCTGAGGCTGAGCGGTTCGGCTATTCGTACTTCGTTGATGGTGCGGTGCCGTCGGGCATCCTCTACAGCGACACAGAGTTGGACAAGACGCAGGCGACGGCACTCAAGCAGTCGTGGCTTGCGTCGATGGCCGGCAAGCGTGAACCCGCGGTGCTCGGCTCTGGCCTCAAGTACGAGAAGGTCAGCGCCAACCCTGACGAGTCGCAGTTCATCGAGTCGCAGCACTTCACGATCGAGCAGATATGCCGCATCTTCGGCGTGCCGCCCGAGATGATCGGCCACGCGTCGAGCGGGTCGAGCGTGACGTACGCCAACATCGAGGAGCGTCAGATCGCGTTCCAGCAGTGGACGCTGCTGCCGTGGGCCGCTCGCATTGAGGCGGCGCTGACCAGTGTTCTACCCCGTCCGCAGTTCGTGCGGTTCAACCTTGACGCGATGCTGCGTGTGTCGCTGCTCGACCGCTACAAGGCGCACGGTATGAGCCTGCGTGACGGTTGGCGGAGTGCCGACGAGGTTCGCCGGTTCGAGGATGAGAAGCCGATCCCCGACGGGGACGTGTACCTATGGCCTACCCCGATCGGCGCTAGTGGCGCATCGGGTGCGCCGTCGACCGATGGAGGTCAGACCCCATGAGTAAGCACATCGAGCGCCGGTTCTCAACCTCGCAGATTGAGATCCGCCAGTCGCCTGACGGCATCGTGACCGTTCGCGGGTTGGCAGCGGCATACGACTACCCGGCGCACGGCGAAGTCATCCGGTCGAGCGCCTTCACCAAGACGCTCGCCGAGAGCGACGACGTGCGTTTGCTCGTCAACCATGACGGCGTGCCGCTGGCGCGCACGAAGTCGGGCACGTTGCGCCTGTCATCTGACGACACCGGGCTGTGGATCGAGGCTGATCTCGACCCGACAAATCCGACGGCGCGCGAGCTGATCAGCGCGATGGAGCGCGGCGACATCGACCAGATGTCGTTTGCCTTCCAGATGGTCAAGGAGAAGCGCGACGCCGACGGCCTCCGCAACATCCTTGAGGCGCGCCTGTTCGACGTGTCGATCGTGACGTTCCCCTGGTACGACATCACCAGCGTTGAGCTGTTGTCTGCCCCGGCCGTGGAGATGTGTCTCCGCAGCCTGTCGGCCGAGGAACGCGCCGCGATCATCGCCAATGTTGCAGACGTTGCGCCCGACGCAGCCGACGACATCGAGCCGGAGC